CGCTCGCGCGACTACGATCTCAGGCGGAGACCGCGGTCCTCCCCCGCCCCGGTAGCTCAGCTGGATAGAGCAACGGCCTTCTAAGCCGTGGGTCGCAGGTTCGAGTCCTGCCCGGGGTATAGGCGCAAACGAGGCGCAACCGCCCGCGGCTATTGGCGATTGAGCCTCCTCGAATCCCTGTCGATGCGCAACGACGCGCAACGATGCGAAAGGGGATCCGGGCCGGGTCGCTGCCTTCGGGTCGCGGATTGGGCGGCGACTCGCTGCCCACATGGGCAGCAACTCGCGAGGTCGGCATGAGCCGGCCCCGGCTGTTCCTCGACGTGGACGTCGACCAGCTGCTCGCATGGGCGAAGGAGACGGCATGACCTTCCGCGAAGCCGACTACCCCTACGGCCGCGCGATCGATCTCGGCGATGGGCTGCCGTGGTCGGTCGTAATGACCAAGCCCATCGAGGGGGAGCCAGCGGAGTGCCCGTTCATGGTGCTGGTGCGCCAGGCGGGAACGGACCCGCATCCATGCGACTGGTGGCCCGTGTCCTCGTTGGAGAGGCAGACGGCATGAACCGTCGTGCCGAGCTGAAGGCCGACCCGGCCAAGACCGAGGCGTGGCTGGAACGCAGCAGGGCGACCGCGAGGGCGAAGGCCGCGGCCAAGAAGCTCAAGCCGGGCGATGTTCGTTCCTCGTTGTCTCCGGTGTCGAAGCGCAAGCTCAAGGAGGCTGAGGAGAGGGGCGAGGCCCCGCCGACGAGGCGACGGCCCCGTAAGCCGAGCTTCACCCCGCCGAGCGCGGAGCAGCGCGCGAAGGCCAAGATGCAGGGTTGCCGGATCAAGGGCGAGCACGGCCCACACATCCATCCCGCGCACGTCACGCCACGAAGCCTCGGCGGATGCGACGAGCGTGACTGCGTCGTCGGGCTCCGCGCGGATCTGCACCGGCTCTACGACGAGGGCGTCGATATCGGGCTGCTGGAGGTGCTGACCCCAGAGGAGCAGGCACATGCGGCGTCGCATCTCGGTTTGCTCGGGGCGCTCAAGCGGACCACGAACACGGACTGGCAGCCGGTGGAGCGCACTCAGTCGAGGAGCGTGGCATGAGCGGGATCCGCCACAGCCTCAGAACGGTCGAGTATGCGCGGAAGCTCTACGAGGCCGGCTGGTCCCTTAAGCGCACAGCCGAACTCGTCGCCCGCGGGCTCGGGGTTCCTGAGCCGTCGATCTCCACGGTGCACTCCTGGGTGAAGGACGGTGCGCTCGATGAACGCCGCCGGCAACAGCGCCGGCGCCAGCGGCAGACTACCCTCTCCCGCGCGAAGTACACGGTCCCCGGCCATCCCCGATCTCCGGAATGGAAGTTCGGCCGGATGAGGTACCTGCACGCGCACGGGATCGACGCGGCGACGATCGCTGTTCTTATGGCTTGCGACTTCGACGACGACCTGTCGGAAGACGAAGTCCGTGAGGCGATTGAACTCAACCGTCTGCCCGAGCGCTGGCGGGGGGTCGCCGCGTGAGCCCCCGCACCGATCTCGTCTCCGGCCCCGATCAGTACTGGTCCGACGGGCTCGAACCTTCACGCGGCCAGTGGAAGGACATAGCCCAGGTCGCGTGTGAAGTGCTCGGCCTCGATGTGCCGACGACGAGGCTTGAAGCGACGGTGGTGATGGTCCGGTTGCGTGCCGCGGCCGAGCAACGAACGCCCCCCCCCGCGGTTCCGGAGGCGTGGTGATCGGACTGGACGCAAAGCTTGACGTCGCCGCCGCTCGGGCGCTCGTGACACTTCCTGTGCAGGAGGCCGAGCAGGCGGTCGAGAACGCCGCGATGGATCTCGCCTACCGCAGGGCGATGCGCGAACGCCGCGGCCGATCTGGCCCGCAGCCACGCTGCTCGGCGTGCTGTCGGTTCAAAAGCAACGAGAAGGTGCCATGCGTGTGCGGGTTCGCTCCCGGCCAGGGGTATGGGGCGTGACTCGTCTCTGTGCCTACCCGCCATGCTCGGCGTCGTTCGAATCCAGCCACCCTAAGGCCCGCTACTGCTCGGACTCGTGTCGGGCCAAGGACTGGAAGCGCAAGGCGTTCTATGGCGCCGCACGGTCCGTTCGAACGGACGGCTCGTCGCGGTCGGGACCGCAGGTGTCGCTCAACAAAGCCGTCGCCTCGGTCCATCACTCGCTCGAAGCCCCGCTCATGGCCGCCGGTTTCACAAGCGCGGGCGCACGCGAGACGATCGAAGACGCACTTCGCGATGCTCTTCCTGCTCGTCAGCGTGCTCGTCTGGAGGCACGAGAGCGATGAGCGTCTTGCACATCACGCCTGGCCCGTCGGTCGAGGTGCGCCGTGAGCCGGCCGGTAAGAAGTGGTGCTTTCGCTGTCGTAGCCGGCTGTCGCATGAGGCAGTCCTCCTGATTGACCCGCCCGAGCGTCAGCCGTCCTATTTCGATCCGGTGTGGGTCCTGCGGTGTTCCGGCTGCGGCGGGGACCACACGCATTTCCCAGGGTGTGGTCCCCGTTGACCGGCTGTCTGAACTGTGGTCATCCGTGGCTCGCTCACGAAGGCGGTGGGGCGTGTTCGATGTGCTCGTGCCGGGAGTGGCAGCAGGCGCGGTCAGCGTCGAAGGTGTTCGATCTGCGCTCTGAGCGTGACCATCGAGAGCTTGTACTGATGGCCGCCCAGCCTCGCGAACCTCGTGGTCGTGATGTGATCGTCAGCGCTTCGGGCGCTGGCGAATGGGTCGATCCGCGCGCGCGTCATGGATCGGCGTGGTGGAAGGAGCACATGACGTTGGAGTTGATGGCGCGCGTGCGCGAAGCCCGGCGCCGGCTTGGACTGGTGACCGGGATGTACGACGAGGAGACGAAGTGACCACCACAACCGACCCGTTCCTGGTGACGGTCAAGCGGCCGGTGTCGCCCGACGATAACGGCACGCCGTTCTGTGCTGCCTGCTCGCACTACCACGAGGGAGCCCGCGCGTGTCCTGACTGTGGGCGGCCGACGCCGTGCCGAGACCACGGTTCGGATCGCAGCGTCTGGACGCCGGCAACGGAGGTTGTCTCGCGCGTGGCTGTCGCCTCACTGGAGGAAGCGCGCGACAAGGTGGCTCTGCTGGCCGCCGACACCATGCTTACCCGCGCTGGGGTCATCATTGCGATCCGCGAATCCGGCGGCAGGGTCTCTCTCCCGGACGGAACCGAGATCAAGGTCGTGCGGACGACGTACGAGCCGTTCTTCCGGTTCGGCAATGCCGCCCAGGACGGTGCGCGATGAGTGGGCGGCGCAGCGACAACGATCCGCGCTGGATCGAGCATGCGCTTGTGGAGGCGGTACAGCCGCCGAAGTGCTGCCTGTTCGGGAGGCCGCATCGCTACAGTCCGACGTATATCCCGGGCGTTTTTGCCTGCGTTTCGTGTGACGCGGTGCTCGACAGGCGCGAGCCTCCGAAAGAGCGGCCCGATGTCGAGCAGCCGTCCCTCTCCCAGCAGAACGAGCCGCGGATTCTCAGCCGCGATCCGGCGGTTTCGAATCGCCGAGCGGAACTGCTTGCATGGTTGCGCGAGCGCGAGGCACATCACGGTCTTTCGGCGAGCCAGATCGCAGACGTATCCGGGATCTACGACTCGCTGGCCTGGTATCGCGCCGAGCGTGCGCACGACGATCTCGGCGTCCTCTGTAAGCACGGCCTTGTTCGGCGCGTCGGCCGTCCGAGTACGTGGTGGCCGTCGTGACTCCTTCCCCTGAGCCGAACGACGTGGACGAGCATGACGACTACGAGGCGTGCGAGTGCTGCGGCGGCTCGTGGCCGATGGACGAGCTGGACATCGACGGCCGGTGCCCCGACTGCTACGACGAGGAGGCCGATGCCGCCTGAGCACCCCCTTCCGCAGCCGCCGAATGGCGCCGGCTGGTTCCACCGGAGCACGCCCGCGCAGCGTCGGCTCATCCGCGAGATAGCGGGCATCCTCGGCGACGACCTGTACCGCCGTGACGGTGGCGGGGGCAGCGAGGAGCGGCCTGCGGAGCCGTGCTTTGCGACCTGGACCTCGCCGCTGAAATGGTCGGTCGACTATGGCACGAACCTCGACGGGGCGACCGTATGGGCGCGCGTCTATGGGCCGACCGGCCTGCGCGTTTCCGCGTTCGAGATCGCCGACACCCGCGACTTCGAGGCGATCCTACCGTGACGCTCTCTCCTGAGCAGATCGAGGCGGCGTTGCCTGCCATGCGGAGATGGGCCCGTACGCGCTTGACTGGTAGTCAGATCGAGCTCCTCGGCGGAACACGCGCAGCGGTGGCAGCGATCTATCCCGGTGGCGTCGAGCAGTTCATCGCCGACCAGGAGGCAGTGCCCGACCAGGAGGAAGACATGTGAGCAGGACTGCGGTCAATGTCGTGGTGGAGAAACTTGCGGCGCGTGGGGTTTGCTGGCGAACGCGCCAATATGTCGAGGCGTGGTGTGCGGAGCATGGCGGCGCGTGTCCTCATTGCGGGCTGCCGCCGCGGGAGCATTATCCGGCGCCGGTTGGGCTTCCCCCGGAGATTTACAAGCATCCTCGCTTTGTCGTGTGGGCGCGTCGGCGTGAGGAGCGGCGCGCGGTAAGGGCTGAAGGGAAAGATCCGAATCTGCCGCCGCCGGATGCCCCGCTGTTTCGTCTGCCTGACGTGGACTATGGGTTGCGCGAGGGCGACCGTCCTTCGAGTGAGGAGACGACAGCATGAAGTACGAGCGAGAGCTTCGGGAATCGCGCGATGGTCAGCCGACGTTGACAGTGGAGTTGTCGCGCGATGCCCTTGCCTGGGCGATGGAAGTGGCTGGCAGGCGGCCGGCGGATGAGGCGCCGTCGAAGGAGTTGTTCTACGTCGCGAAGGCCGCTTTGGAGACGACAGGATGAGCGAGACGCACGAGGTCCGACTGGGACAGATCTGGGAGGACTGCGACACGCGCGGGCCTGGCGCCGGTACGGGACGCCGCGTCCGCGTGATCGAGGTTGGGGGCGTCTCCGCTCGGGTGGAGAACGTCAAGACCAAGCGGCGCACCTACATCCGTCTTCGTCGGTTCCGTCCGTCGAGCACTGGTTACCGGCTCGTGGAGGACCTGCCTGATGCCTGATCCCCTCCAGGTAGACGACCGCCCCGAAGGCCACCGCATCTACGAGTGCGACACGCTTGTTGTACACGACCACGAAGAACGCGGCTGCCCGTTCACGGACTACGTTCCTGCTTCTGTCGTGGCTGCCCTGGAGGAGGAGGTAGAGCGGCTTCGGCGCGTCGAGGCGAGTGTGACCGCTGAGCGCGATGAGGCGCGAGCAGTTCTCAAGGGTCCGATCCCTGTGGCGCTTGAGGCTGCTCATGCTGAGGGTGCCCGGCAGGAACGCGAACGGCTGGAGGGCCTGCTCGCGGAGTTCCTGGCGCATCAGTCGTGGCGGTGTGAGCATCCGCCGCACTTCTACCTCGCCGAGAAGCCACCGAGGGACGATTGCCCTTGTCGGCTGCTCTCGACGCTGCGGGAGGCGGGTTTCGAGCAAACCACTTCCGGCGTGGCCGCTGTCTTGTCTTCCGAGGAGGGAACACCGGATGCCTGACGAACTGCGCGAAGCACTGGAATGGATCGCCGACGCCGAGCATGCGGAGGCGGCTGGCACCTTCGAGGGCCTGCACGAGTGGGCTGTCGAGGCGCATGAACGCGCCCGCGCGGCCCTCGCCGCCTCGTCTTCTCCTGTACGGGAGGTCGCTGCGTTCGTGTTTGTTGCGGCTGAGCGGTACGCCCTGGACCGGTTGTGGACGGGGGTGTCGAAGGACGTCGCCTGGCAGGTCAAGCTTCATGCCGAGACGGTCCGCGGGGACGCGGGCTGCGTGAACGCGATCATCAAGGACGTCGAGGCATGGATCAAGCGGGGTGACCGTCGTGGCCAGTCGGGTGTTCATCTGCATGAGATTGAGGCGACGGAGCGTGCGTGGCTTGACGCGGTGGCCGCATTGCGGGGCGAGCGGTGACGGACGAAAGGAAACCATGAACCGTCAGCCGGTACGAGATCCCGACCCGATGCGCGACGCGATGTGGTCATGCAAGCCTGTCCTTCCGGAATGGCAGCGCTGCCCGGTCTGCGAGGGCCGCGGCACGGTCCCGCACGACTTCTACACGTGCTTCGGGGTCGCGACGAGCACCGCCCGTGAGCGATGTCGGACATTGGCTTCGCCTCGGTGTTCACGCCGCCAACCGAGTCGGCTGCTTCTACACCAGAGGAGACGACGTGACCCATTCGCACAACGGCTACGTCTTCGCCGTCACGCAGATCGGGAAGAGACGCTTCGCCTGCGGCAGCTTCGAGCCGGCCCGGCCCGACGCTGGCGCGGCCTACGAGATGAGCATGGGTGAGTTCATCGTCGCCCGCACATATGGCCGTTGCCGGCGCCGTGTCGAGGCCGCAATCGACAAGCACATCCGTGAGGAGCAGTGGAAGGCTGAGGCGCAGGTGCGGGCCTCAGACTTTGTGGCCGGAGAGGAGACGACGTGAAGGCACGAGAAACGCGAGAGGCACGCGGCAAGTGGCTCGCGACCCTCGATCCTGGCATCGCTCGCTACGTGGACATCCTCAATGCCCATGGCGTGGAGACGTTCGAATCGTGCCAGGGCGGCGAGGGCCATTGCTTCCCGGAGCCGACGGTGCGCTTCTCCGGGCAGAAGGGCGCCGGCTGGCAGGCATTGGAGGTCGCGTTCAATCATGGCTTTCCGGTGCGCGCCCTTCGCCGCTACTGGTCAATCCAGGACGACGAGCCGGTCGGGCCGAACTGGGAGCTGGTCTTCTCGCGCGCGGCCAAGCCCCTTCTCGATGAGGAGGTGAAGGAACCGCCGCCGTGGCCAGCATGGATATGCGCGGCGCATGCTCCCTCGGATCGCTGAAACGCGAAGGCCCCACCACAAAGGGGCGGGGCCTCCACGGAAACACAGCATTGGAATCGCCGTGGAGTTTCCCAGCCCTACCGGATGGAGCAAGCGTGATACGAGAGTTCGCGAGCGCCGAGCAGCGCGCCCGCACGATGATCGCGAGACTGGAGCTCGTCTCGCATGGGACGGTCGCCAAGCTCGACAGCGAAGGCGGCGGCTCCAGCGACGGCCCGCTGCTGCCTCCGGGCGGCGTGTTCGCCAAGGAAGACCTCGAGGTCGACCATCCGCACAAGAGCCACGTCTTCTATCGGCGAGCGCTGCGGAGATGCAGCACGGAGGCCGAGTTCGCCGCGCTCGCGGCAGCAGTAGAGAAGACCCTTCGGCTCTGGCGGCATTCCGCGCGACCGCCCAAGGATTCAGAAGCGTGGCGGCGTGAGGTCGGTCGTGATACGCGGCCCGCGAAGGTCGTCGCCGCGGAGTGGGAGATCAGCGCGAGCTACGTCTACCAGCTCCGCGAGCAGTTCAAGCGGGAGGCGGCGTGACTTCTATCCGACCGTCGATTACACTGGGCTGTAGTGGTCCGTCGTGCGCCCAGCGCCCGGACCGCTTCTTCCGCCCCCGAAGAAGTGACGAGGGCCACATGCAAGACGCCAAGGCAGCGCAAGCCTGCCTTCCCGGGTGCCGGTGCAAAGAGCACTTCGGGCTGGCCGAGTACATGCGCCAGCTCACCGGCAATGACTATGGGCTGCCATCGGCGCCGCTTGCTGGCAAGCACCACACGCTCCGCGTCCAAACACTGGGCCCTGAACCCGAGGACGCGATCGCGCTTCCGATACCGGTCGCTTGCGACGGCACCCTGACTTGCGGCTGCGATCCATGCGTGGCTGACCGGATGGAACGGGTCCGTCGTGGCGGGATCGGCGCGGGTCCGGCGCAGCTTGTGCCGCGGGCACCGCGGCGACTGCGCCAGGCAGCCTGAATCGAAAGGGAACGCCCCATGTCGAGCTACGAGAGCTTCGCGACTACAGCCCCGGGACCCGCCTTCCGGCCATACTCGGATGCGTCGCCGTTCAACCAGCCGATCATCAACCCGGTCGTGCATCCGCATTCGTCGCAACTCGTAGAAGCCGCTCTTTCAGTGTCGCATAGCCTGCCGAGCCCGGTCACGACCGACCGCACCCCGTCGAAGGACTGGTCGCACCCGATCTACTTCGCCTCGACGACCGACCCGCTCATGACGATCTCATGCTCGGGCTACAGCCTCAACGGCCACAAGATCTACGTGCCCGCCAAGGCGCAGCCGGCTGGCGGCGGCGACGGCCACATGTTTGTGGTCCAACCTGACGGCTGGGAGTACTGCTTCTGGCAGGCATACCGCTCCGGGAACTTGCTGAAGGTCGCGACCGCCTACCGGCAACGCTACGACGGCCTCGGGATCGTCACGCCGGCGATGACGAAGACCGACCCAACGGTTGGTGGGACGACCGCATCCTATTTCGGCGGGCACGCCGGGATGATCCGCGCGAACGAATGGACGGCCGGCAGGATCACTCACGCGCTATTCCTTGTCATCCAGCATGGCGCGAGCGATCTGAGCTTCGGATATGGCGAACTGAAGCCGGGTGCCAACGGCCGCGGCGGCGCTGGTTCGTCGGTCTACCCGGCGTTCAAGGGAGACGCCTCCGGCGGCACGGCTCCGATGGGCGCACGGTTCTGGCTCGACATGACCGCCGACGAGATCGCCATGTCGACCGCGCCCGCATGGGAGAAGACAATCGCCCACGCCGTCGCGACCTATGGCGCCTATTTCGGCGATACCGGCGGCGCCGGGTTCAGCTTCATGACCGAGTCGGCGATCATGTACACGTCGCTCGGTTTGCCGTCCCCGTTTGACCAGATCGCCACGGTTAGCGGTCTGCACAAAGACCCGACCTGGGGTTACACGTTCGGGTTCACCGGCCGCATCCCGTGGGGTTCGCGGCTCCGGGTCGTCGTCCCGCCGAGCCCGGCATGAGCTACCCGTCGGACGCGATGCACGCATGCGGGCAGTAAGCGGATTGGACTGCATGACCAGCATCGTCGATCACATCCGCCGTCTCTACCCAGATGCACAGAGCATCAGGGCTCGACAGCGTGGAACGGGACCTCGTGGTCGACGTCGAGGCACGGCAGGGGGTCGATGGGGTCATGGAGGTCACGCCGATCCTGGTGGACCGCGCGTAGAGGCGTGCGTTCTCATGCCGCCCAGGGTGGACGTGGTGAACATCACCATCCGCCCAGAGCGGCTGGGCGATCACCGCCAGCCCGCGCCACAGCAGCCATAAGGCGCGGGGTCGAAAAGTCTGGCCGAAAGCGATCAGCGACCCTCGCTGTCGCCATTTCCCCCTCCGATCGCCTTAAGCTGCCGAGGAGGCGTGTTTCTGGTGGCTCGTACGCTCGAAAATGGCTATGGGCCGGCGCATAAGCGGCTTCGTCAGCGATGGGCGCTGCTGGTTGAGCGTGGCGATGTCGAGTGCGCCCGTTGCGGGTTTCTGATCGAGCCTGATGAGCCGTGGGATCTCGGCCATGACGACTTCGACCGGTCCGTGTATTCGGGGCCGGAGCATCGGCGGTGCAACCGCGGAACGGCGGGGCGGAAGAAGCGTCGTGCGGTGAGGCGCCAATCGAGGCGGTGGTGAGGATGAGTGGAGGGTTCCTGGGGATCGGCATCGATGTCTGGCTCGCCCTGATGGCTCTCGTCTGTCTGAACGGCGCTGCCGTGGTCGCCGGAAGGCTTGCGTGGCGCGCGATCGAGCGACGCGACGCACGGCGCACGGCTCGCGAACTGCATGAAGCGGATCCCCGCCATTTTCCGCCGCCCGGATGAGCGTTGTCGCTGCCGTAACGCGTGACCTCGGCGAGCTGCGCCGTCGGGCGCCAGACCTTGCCGACTCGGCGCTTGCCGCATCGGCTCTAGCGCTGGCCGCGGAGATCGACAGCCAGGGGAATTCGGCGACGTCGAAGTCGATGTGTGCCCGTGAGTTGCGTGACACGTTGGACCGGTTGCGGGATCTCGCGCCGAAGCAGGAGGAGAAGGACGACCTCGATGATCTCGCCGCCCGTCGCGCCCGCCGGATCGCTAAGGGGGGTTCAGGAGCCTAGGGTCTGGTCGCTTCCGGAGTCGGTTTCTTCGGCTGGGGAGGAGGCGGTTGAGCTGGCTCGGATGGCCGGGCTGGTGTTGGATCCGTGGCAGGAGTTCGTGCTTGCGTCGTCGTTGGGGGAGCGGGATGACGGGAAGTGGGCGGCGTTCGAGGTCGGCGTTGTCGTTTCCCGGCAGAACGGCAAGGGGTCGATCCTTGAGGCGCGCGAGCTGGCCGGCCTGTTTCTGCTCGGCGAGCGGCTGATTATCCATTCGGCGCATCAGTTCGACACGTCGATCGAGGCGTTTCGCAGGCTGCTGTTTCTGATCGAGGACACCCCGGACTTCGCTCGTCGCGTCAAGCGCGTGTCGCGGTCGCATGGCGAGGAGGGGATCGAGCTCAAGGGCGGGCAGCGCATCCGGTTTCGCACCCGGACGAAGGGCGGCGGTCGCGGATTCACGTCGGACTGCCTGATCCTCGATGAGGCGATGATCCTGCCGGAGAGCGCGCACAGCGCGCTGCTGCCGACGTTGTCGGCCCGGCCGAACCCGCAGGTGTGGTACACCGGCTCCGCGGTCGACCAGGAAGTCCACGAGCACGGGATCGTGTTGGCCCGTATCCGCGAGCGCGGCCTGAAAGGTGACGACCCGGCGCTCGCGTACATGGAGTGGTCGGTCGACGAGGACGACTACAACGACGACCCTGCCCAGGTCGCGGTCGACCCGGACGCGTGGGCGAGAGCGAATCCCGGCCTCGGGATCCGCATCTCGACCGAGCATGTCGCCCGTGAGCAACGGTCGATGGACGCGAAGGCATTCGCGGTCGAGCGGCTCGGCGTCGGCGACTGGCCGGCTACGGACGGGTCCGGGCAGCGCGTGATCGGCAGGGCCGCATGGGCAGCCTGCGAAGACGCCGAGTCGACGGTGCGTGACCCGGTGTGCTTCGCGGTGGACGTCATGCCGGACCGTTCGGCGGCGTCGATCGCTGTTGCTGGCCGCCGCGATGACGGGCTCGCGCATGTCGAGATCGTCGAGCATCGACGCGGCACCGACTGGGCTGCTGGCCGGCTCGCGGAGCTGGTCGCCGATCACAAGTCGATCGGGGCGTTGTGCGACGCGACCGGCCCCGTCGCCTCGCTGCTTCCCGAGCTGGAAAAGCTCGGCGTCCAGGTTGAGGCGGTCAACACGAGCGAGCACGCCCAAGCCTGCGGGATGCTGTTCGATGCCGTCCAGCAGCAAACCGTCCGGCACCTCGGCAGCCTCGAGCTTGGCGCTGCGGTCGCCGGCGCGGTCAAACGGCCGCTTGGCGACTCGTGGGCGTGGTCGCGGAAGTCCTCGACGGTAGACATCTCCCCGCTCGTCGCTGTGACGTTGGCGTTGTGGGGTGCCTTGACGAAAACGAAACCGAAGGCCCGTGCGATCGACCTGAACGCCGTGCTTCGCGACATGAACCAAACGGAGGAAACATGAGCACCACCGAGCCCGGCGTCCCCGCCGACCCCACCGCTCCCGCGCCGGACCCGGCGTCCACGCCCGTCGACCCGGCTGTGCCCGCTGACCCGCAGCCGGCCCCGGTCGAGCCGGCGCCTGTCGAAACGCCCGCTCCCGACCCGGCACCCGCTCCTGACCCGGCCCCGGCCGAGCCCGTCCCTGCTGAGCCGGCGCCGGCACCGGTCGAGGAGCCGCCCGCGGACCCCGCGCCGGCCCCGGAGGAGACGCCGGAGCCCGAGTGTGGGCCCGAGCCCGTCGTCCCGACCGTCCAGTGCCCGAACTGCGGCTACCTCGTGTCGGTCGCGATCTAAGCCGATGTTCTCCACCGGCCTTGAGCTGCTCGGCCTTGCCGCTCTCACGGCCGGCGTGCTCGTACTCGCGGGACCAGGGTGGGCGCTGATCGGAGGCGGCTGCGCGCTGCTGTTCGCCGGCTACTCCGCCGACGGCGTCCACCCGTTCACCGCATTGCGAGCGAAGGTCGCTGCCCGTCGCGTCAAGGACGGGTAGCTGATGTCGCTTATCCGCCGTGCTGCGGCGCTCTCAGAGCGTCGTGGCGCGGACGGACGGCTTCCCTGGGGGGATTCGACCCCGCCGACGAACGGGTCCCTTGGCGGGTCGGTAGCCGGCGTTCCTGTCACGGAGAAATCGGCGTTGCAGGTCGCCGCGGTCTACGGATCGCTCGGGGTGATCTCCGACTCGATGGCGACGCTGCCGTTCGAGCTGTTCAACTCGCTCGACCCGGCCACGCGTAGGAAACTGCCGCCGTCACGGCTGCTTGAACAGCCATATGTCGAGATCAGCCGGATGGACTGGATCGTGCAGTACACGATGTCGGTCGGGCTGCGCGGCAACTTCTATGGCCACATCATCGAACGTGACCAGGACCTTTACCCGTCGCAGATCAAGCCGATCCACCCTGACCAGGCCAGGGTGCGGCGCGTCGCCTATGGGCCGAACAAGGGCGCACCCGAGTATTGGTTCGAGGGCAAGGCCGTTCCGATCGATGACGTGTTCCACGTCCGGTATCTCTCGGTGCCGGGCAGCCTCATCGGCCTGAACCCGATCGAGTACCTGCGCCACATCCTCGGGCTCGCTAGGGCACAGGATCTTTATGGGGCCTCGTACTTCGCGAACAGCGCGAACCCCAGCGGTGTGATCCAGGTCCCCGGCGATCTCGACCCTGAGGAAACCAGGGCGCTCGCGCAGGGATGGATGCAGGCGCATCAGGGGATCGGGAACGCGAACCTGCCAGCCGTTCTCACCGGCGACGCGAAGTTCAACCCGATCACGATCACCCCCGAGGACTCGCAGTTCCTCGAATCGCGGCAGTTCTCCCAGTCGCAGATCAGCGGCATGATCTTCCGCGTCCCGCCGCACATGATCGGGATCGTCGACCGGTCCACCTCCTGGGGGACCGGGATCGAGCAGCAAGAACGCGGCTATGTCACGAACACGCTCTCCGGCTACTACGGCCGGCTCGAAGCAGCCCTGACCGCGGTCCATCCGGCGAACCGGTTCGTGCGAGCGAACCTCAGCGAACGGCTCCGCGGCGACACCCTCCAGCGCTACCAGGCGTACGGGCTCGGGATCGCATCCGGGTTCCTGTGCCAGGACGACGCGCGCGCTGCCGAGCACATGCCGCCGCTGCCCGACGAGCTCGGCCAGACCTACCTGATGCCGATCAACGCCGAGCCGCTCAAGCAGGCGGTCATGGAATCCATCGCAGCGTCCAAGCAACCACCTCCGCCTGTCGGGGGCAACGAAGACCAGCAGGGCGGAGGTAAGGCAGATGGCTGAAACCACGACCGAAAAGCAGCTCAGGCACGACATCCGAGCGGCCGTCCATGCCGGCCCCGAAGCCGACGGCGACCGGCGCGATCTGATCGTCCACGCGGCCGAGCATGACGTGTCCGGGCTGATCCCCGACAACTGGAACGCCGACGGCAGCCTCCGGGAGCCGCGCGAGCAGCGCGAGACCGCCAACGACGTCTTCGCAGCGCTCGAAGGCGCTGTAGAGGACGCGTTCGACGACCTCGACGACTACTGGTACATCTGGGTGCGGGACTGGTACGGATCCGGCGCCGACGACGACCCGTACATGGTCGTCTTCTGCGTCGAAGACAATCTGTACGCCGCTCCGTTCTCGTTCGACGAGGACAACAAGGTCGTGCTCGGCGAGCCGACGCGCGTGCGGCCGGTCACGTTCTATGTCGAGCGTGCCGCGAAGCCGACCCGTCGGCGGACGTCAGGCGGCCTGGAGCTGCGAAAGCAGCGCGCACAAATGCTGGAGGGCGTCCCCGAACGCCGTAGGTTCGACTTCGGCGGCCTGGAGCTTCGCCAGACAAGCGACGGCGCCTACCGGTTCTCCGGCTACGCCTCCGTGACCGAACACGAGTACGAGGTCGGCGACTTCACCGAGATCATCTCGCGCACAGCGTTCAAGCGCACGCTCGCCGAAGACCCCCACGTCGTGCTGCTCATCAACCATGGCGACGGCGGATCAGGGCTGCCCCTGGCCAGCACGAAGTCGGGGACGCTCACGCTCTCCGAGGACGCCCGCGGGCTGCGCGTGATCGCCGACCTCAACCCAGACGACCCCGATGCCGGGCTGCTGATCCCGAAGATGGAACGCGGCGACGTGGACGAGATGTCGTTCGCGTTCCGGGCCACCGGACAGCGGTGGAACGAGGATTACACGCTGCGAACGATCGAATCGGTGTCGCTGCATCGCGGGGACGTGTCGGTCGTGACGATGGGCGCGAACCCCGCGACGACCTCCTCGTTGCAGGCCCGTGAGCTTGCCGGGGCGCTGGTCGAGATGAGGTCCGGCAACGCGCCCTCGGCCCACATCCTCGACGTGCTCCGCCAAGCGGCGATCGACCAAGGTCAGCTCGACGATGTCGACGAGCTGCTCGCCACTCTTCGCAGCGAACCCGACGATGAGCCTGAGGTGAGGGAGCAGCCCGCATCCGGCTTCTGGCTGCCGGCGGACTCCACGATCGAGGCGCGGCAGCGCCTTATGGCGCTTGGCGGCTCGCGATGACCGCCGTCGAAACGCCCGAGGCGGCCAGCCCCGCCGTGACTGTTGTTCGCGAGCCGCTGACCTATGAACGTGAAGCGCCGCGTAGCTACTTCCGCGACCTCGCGCTCTCGCGGGCAGCGAACGTCAGCGCCGAGAAACGCCTCAAGCAGCATGCGAAAGAGATGCGCGTCGAACTGCCAGCGTTGGAGAAACGAAACCGCGCCCGCGCGGCCGAGTCCGGCCTGGAGTTCCGCGTCAACCCGTCGACGACGGACGGGCAGGGCGGCTACTTCTCGCCGCCGCTGTGGATGATCGACCGGTTCGCTACGGCCGTCCGTCCCGGACGGGTGCTCTCGCACCTGATCCCGACATTCCCGCTGCCGCCCGGCGTCAGCTCGGTGAACCTGCCTCGCCTGACCACGGGCACCCAGGCCCTTCCGAGTTCGCCTTTGGGCAACATTCAAGATCGCGACATCGTGGATGCGGTCACGTCAAGCCCGGTCGTGACGATCAGCGGGCGGGGCGATGTCGCTCTCCAGGTTCTCGAACAGTCCCCGACGGGAGCGCATCTTGACTGGGCGATCTTTCGGGACCTGACGGAGAGCTATGACCACCAGCTCGAAGCGCAGATCCTTGCCGGGACGGGCGCCGGCGCGCAGTTCACTGGCCTGCTGAACCTCCCGACCGGCGCCGGCGGCGTCAACGTCGTCACCTACACGGACGCGTCACCGACCGGCTCGGAGATGTTCGCCTACCTCGGCCAGCTCGCCGCGCAGGTCGGCAACAACCGACTCAGGCCGCCCGAGGCATGGGTGATGCGCACCTCACGCTGGGGATGGCTCGGCAGCGCCGAGGACACCGCCGGCCAGCCGCTCGCGGTGCCAGGCCACGTCCCGAACCCGCCGCTTCCACACCTCCTCGACGATGACATTCCGACACCGGTCGGGATGGAACTCGGCTGGCCGATCTACTGCTCAGACGCGATCCCCGCGAACCTGGGCACCGGCGCCAACCAGGACACCATCCTCGCCGTGCGTCCGAGCGACATGTTCGTACTCGAAAGCACCCCACAGGCAGCGGTGATGCTCGACCCGCTCTCCGGAACGCTTCAAGCACGCCTCAGCCTGCACGCCTATGCCGCAGCGATCGTCGGCCGCTACCCGACCGGCATCGCAACCCTCCAAGGGACCGGCATGGCCGTACAGACCGGCTTCTAACCGGAGCCGTCTCGCCCGCGTTGGATCCCGCCTGACCCGCGCCACACGCCCTCCAGGGCGCGTGTGGTCCGGCATGGTCGGACAGCCGCCCGGGAGCCAGTAGCTCAACTCCCGAAAGGAACCACCCATGCCCGCAGTCACGGAGCCCACGCTCCTCGACAAGCTGCGCGACCGTCGCGCAGCTCTCGTCGAAGAGTGGGAGCAGCAGATCACCAAGCGCGAAGGCGAGCGCACCGAGTTCGAGGAGCGCCTCGCGGCCGAGAAAGAAGACGACCGGCCGTCAGACGCCGACCGTGACGCGTTCCGGTCCGCTGAGGAGGCGTTCAAGCTCGCATCCGACGAGAAGCACGAGGCGATCAAGGACCTCGATCAGCGGATCAAGGACCAGGAGGAGATCGCCGAGCGTCGCGCGACCGCCGCACAGGCAAGCACGACCGTCGAGGTCGTCGACGAGCCGAAAATCTACCGGCGAGACAACGCCGCCAAGATCAGCTACTTCCGCGACCTCGCCGCCAGCGACCCGAAGATCGTTCAGCACATGAACGGCATCGACCCGAACGAGGCGATCGAACGGTTGCGCAACCACTCCACCGACGTCGGCGAGTGGGTCACCAAGCGCGCCGCAGACCGCAAGGCCCGCGCGGACGAGCAGATCGACCGCGCCGAGCGCGAGTTCTGGCTTTCGCACGGCCGCAGCGCCCGCGGGTTCGTCGCCAGCCCGTTCGAGCAGCGCATCAACCCGAACCGCACCGACGGCCAGGGCGGGTTCTTCGTCCCGCCGCTGTGGCTCGTCGACGAGTACATCCCGGCGCTTCGCGCCGGCCGGATCGCCGCTGGGCTCTGCCGCCAAATGGATCTCCCCGAGGGGACCGACTCGATCAACATCCCGAAGCTCTCCACGACGACGAAGGTCGCGCCGCAGGCCGCGGACCTCGCGCCGGTCGCTTCGCAGGACATCACGGACACATCGATCAACGCGCCCGTGAAGACCCTCGCCGGCCAGGAGGACACCGCGATCCAGCTCCTCGAGCAGTCCCCCGGCCGGATCATCGACCAGGTCATCACCGAAGACCTGTTCGCCGACTACAACCGCCTCGTCGACCAGCAGGTCCTCTACGGCAACGGCGCGAACGGCTCGATCACCGGCATCTACCCGTCCACGAACTGGACCGGGACGAACACCGTCACCTGGACCTCCTCGACGCCGCTCGGCCCGGGCTACAACATGGTCCTGGGCGCGATGGCGTCCAAGACCGCCTACAACCGCTACAACCTCGAGAACTTCCACTTCCTCGGGCACCCGCGTCGGTGGTTCTGGTTCGCGACCGCGCTCGACGGTGCCGGAGGCGCCGTCGGCCGTCCGGTCGTCAACATCGAGTCGGTCGCGTACAACGTCTCCGCGCTCGAGGTCGGCAACGTGCCGTTCGAGGGGCTCGCCGGCCGCGTGCCGTTCGGCCCCAGCTACTACATCGACGGCAACGTCCCGACGACCGACAACGGCTCCGGCGCCCTCACGGGCACCTACGACCTGACGATCGGCGCGAAGTGGGACGACCTCTGGCTGTTCGAGGGCGACCTCCGCACCCGCGTCCTCCCGGAGGTGCTGTCCGGCACCCTCGAAGTGCGGTTCCAGCTCTACAACTACGTCGCGTTCCTGGTCCGCTACGGCCAGTCGATCACGCTCGCGCAGGGCTCCGGCTTCGCCGCCCCCGCCTCCGCGATCGACTCGTCCGTGACCTTCTAAGCGACCGGCACACGAAAGGAAAGAACAATGTCTGACCTCGTTCGTGGCCGGTTCCCGGTCACAAGCCCGTTCGCCAAGCTCACCGGCATGGCAGCGAACGCCACCCAGGGCAACATCGCGGTCCGGTCGAACATGGAGTGGTTCGGGCTCGCGAACCCGACCGACGGCGCTCTCGCGGCGACCGGCGTCGGCTGCGCGGTCCCGATCCCCGTCGAGATCGGCGACGTGATCTCCAAGATCACGATCCTCGCCGGCGCCACCGCAGAGGCGACCGGCACCCACGCGATCGCGGCCCTGTACTCCGGGCTCGCGACCCCGGCGCTGCTCGCGCAGTCGGCGGACAACACCGGCGCGGCCGCGGTCGCCGCGTCGGCTCCGTTCTCGTTCACGCTGGCGACGCCGCAGACGATCACCGCAACGAACGCGCCTAATGGGTTCGTGTACGCGTCGATCGCGATCACCGCGACGACGGTCCCGACCGCGGCGGTCGTGTCGGTCCCGACCGCGATCGGCTACCAGTGGTTCGCCAACGGGCCGCTGTTCCTGTCCGCGACCCACGGGTCCGCGCTCGCCGGCACCGCCGCGGCGACGATCGCGTCGCCCGCGGCGAAAGCCGTCGCGCCGCTGGTGTTCCTCTCCTAACGGTTCTCGGTTATGGCCTCGATCGCCTACCTGCTCGAAATGCGGTCCCGTGCAGAACGCGCGGGCGACCGCGGCCAAGCCAGGGCCCTCACCGCTGACCTCCGGCGCCAAGGGCACGCGGACGTGCCCGTGGCGCTGGAGACAGCGGTCCCAGAACCGATGGAACATGCCGTGCCGAGGAAGGGCGGCCGTCCCAAGCTGCCGCGCTGCGAACACGGCAAGATCGTCGGCCGGTGCCTTGACTGCGAGGAGATCCCCGATGCGGCTGCCTAAAGGCGTCAAGGTGACTGGCCGGCGGATCGAGGGCGAGAGCATGGTCCTCACCGTGACGATCGCGCGCTGGCGGCTCTTGCTGACCGGGGCGCATCTCCTGCTGAGTGGTCGCGTGCGGATCCGACGGTCCTGATGGCTGGCACGCTCACCATCACCGGGCTCGCTGCGGGGCTTGCTTCGGGCGAGAAGACGATCGGGCCGTTGACGATGGTCGGGACCGCGAGTGTCGGCGAGATCCGCGACCTGGCCCTCACCGCCGGGGACAACACCATCCCCGTCCCGGCCGGAGCGGCAGCGGTAGCGATCGTCCCGGCCGACACGAACACTGTCGTCGTCAAGCTGCGAACGAACCTCAACTCGACTGATGCCGGGCTGCCGGTCAGCACCGTCGGATTCCTTGCGATCCCGCTCGCGGCCGGCACCACAAGCCTCATCCTCAACGCGGCCTCCCAGGCCAACGTCGAAGTCACCTTCATCTGATGAGCTTCGATATCCATAAGAACTTCGCCTATTCAACGGTGGCTATCGCCCCAGCGCCGGCCGCAAGCGGGAGAACCCTCACCGCCCATCCTGGCGATGGCCAGAAATTCCCAGCCACCCCGTTCAACATGGTGATCTGGCCGATCGGGGCGCTTCCCCTGGCCGGCAATGCGGAGATCGTGCGCATCACCGGGATCAGCGGCGACGTGCTGACGTTCGATCGCGCGCAAGAGGGCACGACCGCACGAACCATCCGCGTCGGCGACCAGATCAGCGCAGCGATCACCGCCAAGACACTGACCGACGTCGAAGCTGCCATCACCGCCGAGACGAGCCGCGCCGAAGCGGCCGAGGCGGCGAGCCTCCAGAAATCAGCAAACCTCGCCGACCTGACCAATTCCTCCGCCGCGCGAGCAAGCCTGGGACTGGGTTCGGCCGCCATGCAATCGGCGAGCGCTTTCGACGCTGCCGGTACAGCGGCATCGGCTGTCGCATCCGAGGCGACTCGTGCACAAGCCGCCGAGGCACTAGCGGCTTCCAAAGCCGCGAACCTCGGCGATCTCGCTGATGCTGGCACCGCGCGCAGTAACCTCGGCCTGGGCTCGGCAGCCACCCAATCGTCCAGCGCTTTTGATATCGCGGGAACCGCCGCCGTCGTCAATATTACGCTTGGACGGCGCACAAGCATCAGCGCGCTGGAATATGGCGCCAGCGGCGACGGGGTGACGGACGATACGACAGCACTCCAAGCGTTCTTGACGGCTTGCGCTGGCAAGCGCGGCTTCCTACCGGCGGGCAGGTACAAGATCACCGCATCGGTCACGATGCCATCGAATACGGAGGTCTATGGTGAAGGCGGGGCACGCTCCGTCATCGTCGGCACATGGACAACCGCTTCCGGCACTGGCTCCGGCGGCGACTGCTACCTCAAGAACGCAGATGAAACGGGCGCCGCGACCAACATCACGCTTTGCGATCTCGGAATCGAAGGCGCGGGCACCGGCGCCCCGTTCGGCAGTCCGACGCCCGGACCGGTAACCGGCGTGCGGATGCGGCGCGTCTCCGGCTTCCAAATCCGCAACTGTCGCTTCTACCGAGTGCCTGGAATATCCGTCGCATATCAGGGTTGCACTCGGTTTCGCATCCTGGGCAACCACATCAATCAGGGCGGGCGCGACGGCATCACGGGCTACTGGTACACCGATCCACTCAGCGACGGCGCCATCGCGAACAACGTCATCTACCAGGTCGGCGACGATGGGATCGCGATTCAATGCTCGACCGCCGCCAACCCGAACTCGTCAACCCGCCCGGCGCGCATCTCGATCACCGGCAACACGATCTATGGACAATCGCAGTCCTATAGCCCGCAGGCCGGACGCGGGATCATGGTCGTCGGCGCCGAGGACATCGCTATTGCCGGAAATGTCATCTCAGACACCTATGCTTCGGGGATCGCTCTTCAGGCGGACACGCTTGGCTCGCAGTTCCGCTGTCGCAATGTCACGGTTACGGGAAATAGCATACGCCGCGGCGGCGTATGGGGAGACGGAAGTCAGCCGCAGGTCGGGATTCGCGGCTCCGGCATCGACGACTGCGCGCTGATCGGCAACATCGTCGCGGAAGCCACGAAGGACGGCATCTATATCACCGATGCCACCGACTGCGCGATCAACGGCAACATCGTTCACGACAGTGGCGCCGCCCTCGGTGACTTCGCCGTCCACCTCGACGGCACGTCTTCGCTGCTGAATGTCCTCAACTGCACCGTGGTAGGAAACACTGTGCGCAACAACACCGGAGGCATTCGCAACAACTACTCCAAGAAGAGCGTCATCGCGACCAACACATGCGTCGACAATGGACGCACCGGCAACGGGAGCCAATCCAATGGGGCCGGGATCATCCTCAATGGCAATGACGTGATGAGCGCGGTCGGCAACATCTGTTACGACACGCGCGCGAGCGGCAAGACACAAACTTTCGGCATCGTCGCGCCAAATGTCGGCGGCAGCCCAGGACTGCAGCTCGTCGGCAACTACTGCGTCGGCAACAACGGTGCCGGGATCTCGATCGCCCAGGCGACGCCAGCCTATGTTCTCAAACGCGGCAATATCGAAAGCAGCTCGACCGGCTCATCGCTGAACAGCGACCAGGACATCAGCGGCGCGAAGCAGTTCAGCGGTACCGGAAGCCCAGAGGGGGTCGTCACAGCGCCCGTCGGCTCGAACTTCCGCCGTACCGATGGCGGCGCGAGCACCTGCTTCTACGTAAAGGAATCCGGCACGGGCAATACTGGCTGGGTCGCGAAATAAGCGATGTTCGGCGCGCTCTATTATGGCGAAGCCTACTTCGCCGGGCATATGGGAGATGCGGATAACGTCCCGCCGGCTGGTGCGACCGGGCTCGTAGCACCGGCCGTGACGGTTGGAACCTCCATCCCGGCCCAGCGCACCGGCACCGTCGCCGGATAGGAGACGCCGATGCCCGCGGACTTCACCCTCAAGCAGGGCGATATCCAAACGCTTACGGACACCCTGAGCTACAGGACGGCGGCCGGAGCTATCTCCCCGGTGGACTTGACCGGGGCGACCGTCCAGTTCGTGATGCGTGCACTCGCCTCACAGACGCCGCTAGTGCTCGCGGGCACCACGACGATCCTCGATGCCCCCGCGGGTTCGGTGGAATTCACGCCGACAAGCGCGGACACCGCGGCGCCCGGACTTTATGTCGCGAGCTGGGTCGTGACGTTCCCCAGCGGCCAGCCAATGACATTCCCCACGGTCGGATACCTCACGGTCTCGATCGAGGAGAACATCACAACCCAAGGGGGGGCGCAGCTCGTCGGGCTCCCGGACGTCAAAGACTATCTCAACATCAGAACCGACGACCGGACGCACGACGCCAAGCTCATCCGATTCATCCATGCGGTACGGCCGCTGATCGAGCAGACCACAGGGCCGATCATCCCGCAGGTCTTCGAGGAATGGCATGACGGCGGCCAGTACTTCGTTCAGATCCGCCGCCGACCGTCGACCGGCTACGGCACCAGCCCGATCCTCACGCTGGTCGGCTGTGACGAGTACCGCGGCTCGATCAAATACCCGCTGAGCGTGATCCAAGATCCCGCGCATGGGTCGATCTACAGCGTGATAATGGACCGCCTCGGCCGGGTCGTACGACGGACGACCGGCGGCGGCGTGATCGCGTTCCCGCCGATGCCGCAGTCGGTGCATGTCGTCTACCAGGCCGGGCAGGCGACCGTCCCACCGAACGTTTACGAAGCCGCTTTGGAAGCGATCCGCGTCAACTACCAGACGACGCAGGGGACCGGGATCGGATCACGCGCCCTGTCTGACGATCTGGACCGCACCGGGCCGTCGCTCGGGTTCTTCATGCCCCGTCGCTGTCTGGAGCTGCTCGGGCCGACTCGACGCGCGCCAAGCATCGCGTAGAGCCCCAACGGGAGGTTGCCGTGCCCAGCTCGATCTTCGAGCCGCTCATCGGCGCCCCGAACGTCGAGGACGCGGTCCTGAACACCCTGCGGACCTGGCTTCCCACCTACCTGTGGGAAATCGAACGTCAGAACGACCTCCGGAAAGGCAGCCTTCCGCATCCGCCGACCCCGGAGAGCTTCGACGGCGGCCACGACTTCCTCACCTGGATCGAGGACCAGTGCCCGAAGGTGATCGCGGTCGTCAACCCGGTCGGTGAACCGGAACGCTCCGGGTCGATCGGCTACAGCCAGGCGTTCGCGGTCCAGGTCGGAGCGGTCCTGTTCGACGACAACGAAGCCGACGCCCGTCGCCTCGCCGGCCACTATGGCACAGCAATCCAGGGGACGATCCTTCAACAGGGTGATCTCGGCGGGTTCGCTGAGCGGACGATCATGGTCCAGTCCCCGGAGGTGTCGTTCCAGGACCAGGACATGCGGCGGCTGCACCAGGTCGTCGCGGTCTTCCACGTCTTCGTTACCGGCATCGTCAGCGACTCCGCCGGACCCGACGTCCCCACCCCTACCGATTCGCCGCAGTACGGCGGGTCGCCTGATGTGCCGTTCACCGACTGGCCGACCGTGCAGACAACGGACGCGACGGTGACGGCGCAACCCATCACAGAGCAGTAGAGGAGCAAGATGAGCCCACTCGGCGTCACCGTCACAACGAATGAGCTGTTGCAGGCCGGCGCCGGTATCCCCGTGGGCACCGGCACCGCGTTCTTCGCCGGAGCATGCGACCAAGGACCACCACCGAGCCTCGGCACCGCCTATGTGCGGTGCTTCTCGATCAACGACTACGTCACCGCATTCGGGCAACGCTCAACGACGAGCGCTGCGCTGTACGACGCGGTCGACACGTTCTTTCACGAGGGCGGATCGGTCTGCTACGTCACCCGCGTAACGGACAACACGGCCACCTCGGCGTCGCTGACGCTTCAGGACTCGGGGCCGCACCCGACCGTGACGGTCACCGCGCTCACCCCCGGTACCGCCGGCAACAACATCTACATCGCAGCGTCGATCGCGTCGAGCAAGGTCACGATCACCGTCCAAGACGCCGCCGGGGACGTCCTCGAAACGCACGGCCCCTACTCGACGACGGCCGCGTTGTTCGCCGACACGACGAGCGCCTACGTCAGCTTCGCCCAGGCAACCGGATCGGGGAACACGACGAACCTGCCGGTAGCCCTCTCTGCGACCGCGTTGAGCGGAGGCGCTGACGCGAACGACCTCACCGACGCCTCCCACGTCGCCGCGCTCGCGAACTTCCCCGCGTCGCTCGGGCCGGGCACCGTCGCGCTGCCCGGCAAGACGTCCACGATCGCATGGACCGGGCTGCTCGCCCACGCGCAGGCGTACAACCGGTTCGCTGCGCTGGACATGGCGGACTCGCCGACCGCGGCGACCCTCATCACCGCGGCCGGGACGACCGGCACAGCAGCGAACGCCTCGTGGGGCATGTTCGCGACCTCCACCTGCATCATCCCCGGCATCACGCCGGGCACGACCCGGACCGTCGCCGCCTCCGCTGTCGTCGCTGCGCTGCGTGCGCAAGTTGCCGCTACCGGTAACAATGTTCAGGCTCCTGCTGGACGCAAATGGCCGCTCCAGTACGTCACCGGGTTCACAAACACCTATAACGACGCGGACATGGCGACGCTCAGCGCCGCTGGGATCAACACGTTCGCGATCCGCTACAACGTGCCGTGCCTGTTCGGGTGGGTAACCCCCGTGAGCAGGGCGACTGACCAAATCTTTTGGGGGGCTGGCCCAGCGTGCGAGCGCATGGCTCTCGTCGCCGACGGCGCGCGAATCATGGAAGGGTTCCTCTTTGCCACGCTCGACGGGCAGAACCACACGATCACTGCCGCGCAGGGCGCCCTCCAGGCCCTCATCGCCGAGCATTGGCGGGCTGGGGCGCTCTACGGCGAGACCGCGGCCGATGCTGGTTCGGCGCTCGTCGCACCGCCGGTGAACACACCCGCGACCGAGCAGGCCGGACAGCTCAACGCGAATATGCAAGTCCGCTTCGGTGAGGACGCCATGACGGCGAACCTCTCGATCACGGCCGTTCCGATCACCCAGACGGTCACGCCGTCGGCCTGAGTTTCAGAGCCGTCGTCGCGGATAGTTGTCGGTGATGATGTTGGAGATCGTGGATTGGGAGACGTCGAAGGCATTTGCGAGCGCCACCTGGGTTTCGCCAGCGGCATACCTCTCACGGACTCGCGCGATGGCGTCTGCCTGAAGGGCCATGGTCGGCCGGCGATTGCGGCTCTGCTCTCTCGGAGTCGCCCATCGACAGTTCCCAGGCTCATAGTTCCCGTCGTTGTCGATGCGGTCGAGACTCGTGCCCGGCGGACGCTCGCCCATGTCCGCGAGGAAGTTCTCGAACGCCTCCCAGCGGTCACATACGGTGATCCCGCGGGCGCCATAGTCTTTGGCCCAGGGGCCTCCCGAGGTCGGACTGCAACGCCGCTTCATCATCGCCCAGGAGTTGTATGTCGGGGTACTAATGTTGTGGCGCGCATGCCCGTGGGACACGTGCGAGCAGCCGCAGCTAGTCGTAGTGCCACGCCGCAGTGAGTTGCCGGCTACCACGCGCACATTGCCGCAGTCGCATCTGACCTCATAACAACGGTTGCCGTAACTGCGCTTGTTGGAACGAGCGATAACGGTCAGCAGGCCGTAGCGCTGCCCAGGCAAAACGGACTCCGGCGGCCCACTCATCACCACTCCCAAGATCGAAAGGAACGCGGGTCTATGCCCACATACTATCGGACCGACATGGCCCGCATTCAAGTATCCGTCCAGGGGATCACGCTCGACAATGTCTCTTGGGACGTCATGCAGGGCGGCGACAACGTCGCACCCTCGACGAACTATCCGCCCGGCGGAATGCAGCCATCAGTTGAGCTTGGGGGTGTCCCAAAGCGCAATCAGATGACTGTCGAGCGGATCTGGTCCGACACGCTGATCGCGGCCTACAAGGCGATGGACGCCGGCGCAGGAAGGCTCCCCACCACGATCAGTTACACCGTCCTCGACGGTCATGGCAACCCCGTGCCAGGCTCGACGATCAGCTACACCGGCATCCTGCTCGAAGCCGCCCGCCCCGACTACGACTCATCCTCCAGCGCCGAGGCGAAGCTCAAGATCACCGTCGGCCTCAACGGCCCGATCAATTAGCGAAAGGAACCATCCTGATGACGGAGTCCCCGGTGGACGAGGTCGCCACTGCCGCACCCACCCCTGACGGCTCGATCCAAGGCGCCCTGCGCGCCGCACTTGCCGCAGCGCAGCACCGCCAGAACAAGGACTTCCCGATCCCCGGCTACAGCGGCCGGCTCTGGGGCACGTTCCGAGCACTCGACGACTACACAGACGTTCGTGGGATCGTCGCCGGGCTCGACAGGGTCAGCGACGACGCGACCAAGGAGCTGTACATCGCCGCCGACACGATCATCAAGTCGTGCGTCGGGGTGTATGCGCTGATGGACGGCGAGAAGCACGAGCTGCCGTATGGGATGGGGATCGGCCTCGCCGACTATCTCGGCCAGCAGGTCGACACCGACCGGCAGGCCGTGTTCGCGCTCTTTCCCGGGACGCTCGCGGTCATGGGCCTGTTGGCAGACCTCGACGCCTGGTTCAAGGACGCTGACGCGAAGTCGGCCGAGGAGACGGCGGGAAACTCCGAGGCGCCGAGCTAGTTGAGCTCGGCGCGCTCCTCGCGATCCAGGGCGTCCTCACGGTCGACGCCGACCGGCTGTACACCAACGACGACCCGGCGTATGTGATCTGGCTTCGGGCGCTGATCGAACGCACCGCCGCGCTTCAGCGCGAGGTCAACAAGCAGGCAGAAAAGGGGTGACGCCAGCATGCCGACAACGATCACCTCCGGCAGCGCCGGCATCGACCTCCGCGACTTCCACAGCATGGTCAAAGGGCTGCGCAAAGCCAAGCCCGAGCTGAACAAGGAGCTGCGCAAGGGGCTGCGGGCCGCGGGCGTGCTCATCGCCGAGGAAGCGAAGACGATCGCCGGGCAGCATTCCAATTCGATCCCGCCGACAATCCGGGTCAGGACCGCGGGGGCGACCGTCGCGATCCTCGCTGGCACCGCCGATGTCCCGCTCGCGGTCCTATACGAGATCGGCAATACCGGCAAGGGTCGCGTACAGGCGCCCTCTCACAAGTCGACGTTCCGCCATCCCGTGTTCGGCAACCGCGAGGTGTGGGTCGAGCAGGACCGCCACCCGTTTTTGGAGCCCGCGGCGGTACTTCATGCTGCGGAGGCTGAGCGCATGGTCGTCAAGGCCCTCGACAGGGCGATGCATTCGATCGTCTTTGACGCCTGATGGACCGGATCGTTCGCTACATCATCACCGGGGACACCGAGGGTGGTATCCGGGCGATGCGCAAGCTCGAAAGCGCATCGGAGAACACGACGAAGAAGCTCAGCAAGACCGGCCACGAGATGGAAAAGGTCGGCCGGTCGACCAAGAAGCTCGGCGGCCACGTCAGCGCCCTGGCGGGGATCATCGGGGCCGGCGGTCTCGCGTTTGGGATTAAGGATATCGTCCAGGCCGGGATGGGCTGGCAGACCCAGCAGGCCCAGCTTCGCAGCAGCCTCCAGGCCACCGGGCTCGCCGGAGCCGCGCTTACAGCCAAGATCAAGGCGGTCAACGACGAGGTCGAACGGTCCAGCACCCGCGGAGGGTTCGCCCCCTCCGTCGAAACGGGCGGGATCGCGAAGCTCGTCACCTCGACGCACAGCGCCACGAAGGCGCTCAAGCTCAACACGGAGGTCATCGCGGTAGCACGCCGCGCTGGCCTGGACTATGCGAGCGCCTACTCGCTCGTCGCCCGTGCGCAGACCGGGCAGGCGCGTGGCCTGGCGAAGTACATCGGCATCGTGCAACCAGTCACCAGGCATGTCCAGGCGCTGCGGCTCGCTCACGCCCAGCTCAACCCGCAGATGTTGCGCCACGCCCAATTGCTCGATAAGCAGGCCACGGCGAACATGGTCAACGCGCGGATCATGCGCCGGCTCGGCGGCGCGACCTCCGCCTACAGCCACACCGCGCAGGGGGCAATTTCGAACGCCTCCAACGGCTTCGCGGCAATGAAGGAACAGCTCGGCCGCGACTTTCTGCCAATGGTCACGAAGGTCGGGATGGCGATGGCGAGCGTCGCGCGTTGGATGGAACGCCACAAGACGCTCGCGACCATCCTGATCGCGACGTTTGGCGGTCTCACCATCACGCTGATCGCGCTCGCGGGGGCTATCGCGGCGGTGGATACCGTCACTACTGCGTGGGCCGGGATTCAGAAGATCCTCGACATCGAGCTGTCAGCCAACCCGATCGGCGCGGTCATTCTCGCCATCGCCGCCCTGATCGCGGTTGTTGTGCTCGTCGCGATGCACTTCAACCGCTTCAAGGCCATCGCTCGGTCGGTGTTCTCCTGGCTTGAGGGCGCGGTCGGATCGGTCGTCGGGTTCGTCAAGAAGCACTGGCCGCTTCTCCTGGCGATCATGGGCGGCCCGTTCACGCTGCTGCCCTATCTCGTGGTCACGCACTTCGGGAAGGTCAAGAAGTTCGTTGGCGGGGTTATCGGGTGGATCGGCGACAAGTTCGACTGGCTCTGGCGAAAGATTAAGGGCGTCATCAACGCGATCGGGAACCTCCCGAAGAACGCGCTGCACTTCGCCGGAAACGTCCTGCACACCGCGACGTTCGGCTTGTTCAACCAGGGCGGCCTGATCCCGCGCATGGCGTCCGGCGGGATGGTACGCGGCCCGGGCGGGATCGACCGGGTGCCGATCATGGCAACGGCCGGCGAGTTCATGCTGCGCAAGGAGGTCGTCAGCTCGGTCGGCGTCGCGAACCTCAACGCGTTGAACTCCAGCGGGCAGCTCGCTCGAGGCGGGATGCCGGACACGATCGAGCTTCATCACACGACGAAGATTGGCGCACGGGTGCTTACCCAAGAGGTCGTGAAGTTCCAGCTTCAAATGGCGGCACGGGCCTGAT